AACGACAGCGCAAATTCTCTCGCACACACGGGAAATTAAGGAGGTCACAATATGGCAAGACGAAAATCGAAGACCGCCGTCCGCGAATCACTGATGGAGCAACTCATGCTGATGGGCGCTGATGTGACCTGCTTTGAAGACTTGATCGATAAGTACATGGAACTCTGGGACATCGACCGACAACTCACGAGAGATATTAAAAAGCGCGGCGTCGCTTACGAAGACAAAAGCTCAACCGGCGTCGTCATGATGAAGAACAATCCATCGGTCAAAGAGAAGGTCGCTGTCAATCGCCAGATGTTGGCGATCCTGAATCAACTGAAGATCACGACGGAAGGAGCGGGTGAGGCATGTGCGAACGACGACAGACTATAAGACCGGATGCGCCTATATCGACGACTATGCCAACGCGATCCTGTCTGGTCGAACTCCGTCCGACGAAATAACGCAACGATGCGTCCGGTATCACTTGCGGCGATTGCAAGAGCCGGGAGTCTACATCGATATCGCTAAGACCGAGCGCGCCAAGGAGCTCATTGAGAAATACTTCGGATTTACCTTGTTCCCCTGGGAACTTTACGTTCTGGCTCTCGTCCATGCTTATATGGATCACGGCAAGAGGGTACTGTTTAACAAGTACTTTTTGCTGATGGGGACGGGGAATGGAAAGAACGGTTTTATTTCCGGTCTAACGTGGTACTTCACGACGCCGGATCATGGCGTTAAGGGTTACAACGTCGATATCGTCGCCAACTCGGAAGAGCAGGCGAAACTCAGTTTCAGCGAGATTTACAACATGATCGAGGATCATTGGCCGAAGCTGAAAGGCCAATATTACCGGTCAAAGACGAATATCGAGAACAGAAAGACTCGAAGCTACATCCAGTACAACACCTCCAACGCCGCGACCAAAGCCGGGAAACGAACAGCATGCCTCATCTTTGATGAGGTTTTTGCTTATCAGGATTATTCGCTGATCAACGAGTTTATCTCGTCGTTCGGCAAGCGGCCGCATTCGCGGCTTTTCATGATCACATCGCAAGGCTTAGTCCGCGAAGGAGTCTTGGATCAGGAGCTTGTGATCGTTGAGGATGTACTGAACGGAGAGAACGATGCCATTGGTCTTTGTCCCTTGATCTACAAGGTCAGCTCTGAAGAAGAGGTCCTTGACCGTGGATGCTGGGAGAAAGCGAATCCGTCGCTGCCATACCTTGAGAGATTGCAGACGATGCTCGAACAGCAATTTGCGGCGATCCGCTATAACAGTGAGCAGGAAGAAGCGTTTTACACGAAACGCATGTCATGGTCGAAACAGGGCCGCGAGATGATCGTCGCGACGCATGACGAACTCATGACGGCGAGCGGCCCGATTGATGTCGACTTGACCGGCATGGAGTGTGTCGCCGGCCTCGACTACGCGCTCTTGTCAGACATGGCGAGCGTCGGCTTGCTGTTTCGCGTCGACGATAAACGCTATTGGATACAGCGCAGCTGGATTTGCCGCGAGTCCGCTGACTGGCCGCGAATCAAAGCGCCGCTCGATGAGTGGCAGGATCGCGGCGACTTGACCATCGTGGACGGTCCGCAGATCGACCCGTTTTTAATTGCCGACTGGCTGACCACGCAGATGACAAAATACTCAATCCGGACGTTGGCGATTGACAATGCGCGATATGCGCTCATGCGCGAGGTGCTGGAACAGATCGGCTTTAACTACGACCGAAAGATCGGCAACGTCAAGCTGGTCCGGCCCTTGCAGATCGCGAGCGTCTCGCCTGTGATCGAATCGTGGTTCAGGACGGGGGTCATCCGTTGGGGCGACGTGCCCTTGATGCGCTGGGCGACAAACAACACGAAGAAAGTCAGGATGCGGGCCGAGTCCGCGTCCGGAAACTATAAATACGACAAAATCGAACCGCGCTCACGCAAGACCGACCCTTTCATGGCTTTGGTTCACGCCGCGACGGTGGATGAAGACCTGCAACCGACGACAAGCAGCTGGGCGCTAGAGCTGCCTGTGTTGACATGGTGAGCAGGAGAAAGGAGGGGGCATGGGCTTATTCCTCAAGATCAAAAACTTCTTTACCGGCGAGGAAGAACCGGTCACTGACTTTCTCGTCTTGACCGGCGAGCTTAGCGCCGAGGTTAAGGTGCGCGAATTGGCTTTCGCGACGGCGGTCAGCAGGATTGCCCGGTCGCTGTCTAAGTGCGAAATCAGGACGTTTGAAGAAGGCGAGGAAGTCAAGAAGGATGACTACTATCGCTTCAACTTTGAGCCGAACCGCAACCAAAACTCAAGCGCATGGATGCAAGAATTGATCTGGCGGCTCTATTCAAAGAACGAGGCACTTGTCATCGAGTACGACGATCAGCTTTTGATCGCGGAAACCTTTACGACCGACGTCAAGGCAAAAGTAGACTGGACGTTCAAGGGGGTTGTGGTCAATGACTTTCAGTTTGATCGACCTTTCAAAATGCGCGAAGTTTTGTATTTCCGGCTCAACAATAACGACGTCAAAAAACTGGTCAACGGCATTTACGAAGCCTACGCAAAGATGATGTCGGCGGCCGTCGAGCACGCAAGTCGGACTGGGAGCGTCCGAGGCATCCTGAATATGCAAGGTCAGATGGCGGGGAGTGAAGGCGAGAAGAAACTTGCGACGGAGATGCTCAACGAACGATTTAAGCCGATGTTTGAGAGCAAGAACGCTGTCGTTCCGCTTCCGCAAGGCTTTACGTTTCAGGATTTGACGAAGGCGACTGAGCGGACGATCGGTGGCGGTGGCGGCATCACTCGCGACTACCGCGCCATGATTGACGACATTTACGACATGACGGCGATGGCGTTTGGCATTCCGCCTGTGCTTCTGAAAGGGCAGACGGCGGGCGTGAAAGAAGTCTTTGACATGTATCTCACGGATTGCATCGACCCTTTGGCCGATCTCATTGAAACGGAGATCAACCGGAGGATGTACGGCAAAGAGCAGGTGCTTAAAGGCACGCGTATCAAGATCGACACGTCGAACATCAAGCATCACGAGCTGTTCGAGATGGCAGGCTCAATCGAGAAGCTTGTCGGATCAGGAACCATGACCATCAACGACGTCCGAGACAGACTTGGACTCAAGAGGTCAGATGACCCGATTGCAGACAAGCATCTTATAACGAAGAATTTTGGGACGGCGGCTGAGATCGATGCGGCCGGAACAGAACAGAAAGGAGGGACAAATGAAGCTTCGACAAATGGCGATGACGATTGATGGTCAGCGCATTAGACAGTTGGCTTCGGCTAGTCAAGACGGCGAGACGCTAAACCTTTACATCTACGACGTGATCGAGGGCGATGGTGTGGATTGGTGGACAGGCGAAAAGACAGAGTCTGAGACATCAGCCGCGTACTTCGGCCAAGTATTGGCAGAGCATCCAGGCGTTAAGCAGATCAACCTGTTTGTTAATTCGCGAGGCGGATCAGTCATTGAGGCGATGGGCATTCGTGCTCACTTGCTTAGACATCCGGCACAAAAGACCGCTTATGTCGACGGATGGGCAGCGTCAGCCGCGTCCTTTGTTTTGACCGGCTGCGATGAGATTGTCATGCTGACGGGCTCGATGCAGATGCTCCACAGCATGTGGGTGCTTGTCATCGGCAGCGCAAAAGAACTGCGCAAGGCCGCAGACGATCTTGACCGCATGATGGCGGGCAACAAGCAGATGTATCTCGAACGTGCCGGCGATAAGCTCACGCCCGAAAAACTTGACGAAATGATGGACGCCGAGACATGGCTCACGGCGGATGAATGTGTCGAGTTTGGTCTAGCAGATCGCGTCATGGCGGCGTCCGAGTACAAGGAGATCAAGCAGAGCGTACCCGCCGGTCAACTGACTACGGGGATAGTACAGGCCGGTTACGTTGTTTTGGAATCGCAACAGGAAGAGGAACCGCCCGATGGGCAAGAACCGCCGGAAGACGAGCCGGCACAACACGAAGACAGTAAGCGCCAAGAGGGCGCTAATTTTTTGGCTGCATTAGCGAAAGCAGCGGAAAGGAAGAACAAATGAAATCTTTGGACGTTAAGAAAAAAGAAAAGAACGAGCTGCTTGCCAGCGCGATGCAGCTCATGAAGGACGGCGATGTTGAACAAGGGGCCGAGATGCTTGTCGGCTACTGGGAATCCGTCGCCGAAGAATTGCAGGAAGCGCAGCGCGATTTTGTCGCGTCGAACGATCAGCGCATCCTGGCTGAACGCGGAGTTAGAACCCTGACCGCCGAAGAGAGTCAGTTTTATGGTGATCTCATCGGCGCGCTCGAGGGTACCGACTACGTGCAGGCGGTGACAGGGATGAACCTGACGATCCCCACGACCATCATGGAGGACGTTTTCGCGAGTCTCAAAGGCTCGTACCCGATCCTCAATTACATCGATTTGCTGTACCTGCCCGAGAATGTGAAGTTTGTATACAACACGGCAAGCAGGGACAAGGCGCAGTGGGGTTCGGTCGGCGCGACGATCTCGAAAGAGATCACGGGAGCGCTCGCATCAATCGATGTCGGCAAAGATCAGCTGACGGCATTTATTTACGTCTCGAGACCCATGCTCAAGCTTGGTGCGGCATGGCTTGACCGCTATGTACGCACATTGCTCGAGGATTCGCTCAGCTACGGACTGGAAGACGGCTTTGTTAACGGCACCGGAAAGAATCAGCCTGTCGGTATGATCCGCGACTTAAGTGCCGCGATTGATCCTGGCACGGGATATTCTGCCAAGTCTGCCACGGCTCTCAACAGCTTTAGCGTTGCGAACCTTGGCGCGGTCCTTGCGACGCTTAGAGTGGACGCTTCCGGGCGTGACCGCTCCATCGGCGTACCGTTCTTTGCGTACAATCCGGCTGACGAGGTTAAGGTGACGAAGGCGCGCAAGGTTCTCGGTTCCAACGGCTA